AAGTATAAGATCGATCAGCTAACCTATCCGAGAGATCTGATCGGTAACTACAGCGAATATGGTGAAAGTATGATTCTTTTTAACATTAATGTTCTTGAAGAATCTAAACTTGGTAAATCTAATTCAGACAATTTCGTACAAGATTATACGCCAAGTATCCGTAGCGAGTTTATTGCTCAAGGGTATTCGGAAGAAAGAGTGGCAGGTGCGTTTACCCTCGCCACTGGAATTACAGGTGCAGGTGGAACTGCTGCAGCAACGAGCAGCGATCCATTACTTGGTGGGCTAATAGCTGCTGCAGCAGGTGCTCGTGTTAGTACTTATGTTGCTCCAAAGAGTGGAAAATTTACAAGACCAGTAAAAAGACTAAAAACTGCTATTGCTTTACATATGCCAAATCAGTTACAGGTTCGTTATGGTATGAACTGGCAAGATAAAGATTTGTTAACTGAAACTGCAGCAGTCGAATCGTTATCTCCTGGATCAGTTGCCATGGCTGGCGCTGGTGCTCTTGGCGCTAAATTATTGGGAAATAGTCCAGCGAAGGGAGCAGCGCTTGGTTATGGTGCAGCAAACGTAATTGGTAAACCAGGAATGACAAGTGCTATTGCTTTAGCAAATCTTCCTGGAGGTGACGCACTTTCAGCTGGCTCAGGTGTAGCTGCTAATCCAAAGAAAGAACAAATATTTAAAGGTGTTGATTTTAGAACATTCAACATCAACTATGAGTTTTATCCTCGTAGCCCCGAAGAAGCCAAGAACGTCTTAGCGATTATCTATCAATTTAAATACCACATGCATCCTGAATATAAAGATGATGCGTTCTTGTTTTTATATCCATCTGAGTTTGATATTTTTTATTACAAGGGTAAGGGATTGAACAACGCAATACATAAACACACTTCTTGTGTATTGAGCGACATGACGATTAACTATACGCCAAACGGACAGTATACAACTTTCCCAGATGGAACTCCAACACAAATTAACGTACAAATGACGTTCAAAGAGTTGGGCATTCTTACTAAAGATAAAATTGAAATGGGTCTATAATGTATTTCGATAAATTTAGAGAAATTTACTACGATTTCAATACTGGTAAAAAGAACAACGATTTAATGGTTGTAACGGACGTAACACAAAATGTTCGTTTTAGAAAAGCCATAGTAGAAAATATTGTACAATGGGAATACTATTATTTGAAAGATGGCGAAACTTTTGAAATGGTTTCGGAAAAATTATATGGTTCTCCATTATATCACTGGGTGCTTATGATATTGAATGAAAGATATGATTACATAAATGATATGCCAATGTCTCAACCACAATTAGATGCTCATGTAATTAAAAAATATGGAATCAGCAATATTAATGCTGTACATCATTATGAAGATGCAGATGGCAACATCGTTAACTCTGGCGTAGGAACTACAACGATTTCTAATACTCTACATGAAGATAGAGTTAATGAAGCGAAACGAAAAATTAAAATATTAGCGCCAGCAATTTTATTTACCGTACTTGAAACTTATAGGAAGTTGTAATGTCTGGATTAACTGGTTTACGAGCAGCTGGCTCAGTAAATATTGAAACGGCGATCGTAAGATCTGCCAATGGATATACTCAAGATGTAAAGGGGCAGATTGTTCAAGTAGAAGTATTTGAGGATATGTTCTCACCATTTATTACGGGAACTATTGTTCTTAGCGATGCGTTGGATCTAGTAAACTTCTTTCCATTTATTGGCGAAGAATATTTACTATTAAAAATTGCTACACCATCTTTTACCGAAGCTGCACGAATAATACAAGGTGAATTTTATCTATTTAAGATGGATCAAAGAATCCTCTTAAACGATAAGAACCAAGTATATGCCATTCATTTTATTTCCAAAGAAGCCATCGTTGACTTAAACTTCAAGATTAGTAAATCGTTTGAGGGTGTTTGTAGCGACATCGCTAGAAGATTAATTGGAACACCAGAAGGGTTAAACTCAGATAAAGTTTGTAGATTCGAACAATCAAGCAATAAAATCAGATTCGTTGCTAACTTTTGGCCACCGAGCGCATGTTTAAACTATCTAAGTAAAGTTGCAGTAAGCGACAAATCTAATAGCACTTATCTGTTCTTTGAGAATAGAACTGGATTCAACTTCTTAACTGTAAACGAATTGTTTAATGGCGAAAAATTTCAGGATTTTATATTTGACAATAAAACTAGAGATTTTACATCGCAGGGGACTAACACACCAAACCCAGATGAAGCGTATAAACGTGTATCAGAGTTTAGAGTAGAAAAATCTTTCGATTATATGCAAAGAACTAGAGCAGGTATCTATGCTTCTAAAATGATAACTCACGATTTTGTTAGTAAAAAATATTCGGTTAGAAATTACAACCTGTTAAAAGATTTTCCTAATCACAATCACTTAAATAAATTTCCTATCGCATCAACTCGTGTTCCTGTAGCACCGAATGCTTTGCAGATGCACGAACAAAAACACTTTGGCGTATATACAGATTATAATGATATTACTAACACGAAATTTGCACAGCAAAGATTATCTTTAATGGGGCAAGCTGAATCTTTTAAAGTTCAGATTGTAGTTCCAGGTAGAACAGACTATACCGTTGGTATGAAAGTAAATTTAACTACCTATAAAACAGAACAAGCATCTGCTCAAGAGAACCTAGATAACTTGATAGATAAAGTTCATTCAGGTAATTACTTGATTGCTGCGATTAATCATGTTATAGATAAAGAGTCGCATACGTGTCACATGGAGTTAATTAAAGATTCTATGATTATTGATTTGGATAAGGGTGGGGTTTAATGAAAAGTTTAATGTTTCATACTGGTGTTGTTGAGAGTCGTGACGATCCATTAAGACTTGGACGTTGTAAAGTTCGAGTAGTAGGTGTTCATACAGAAGATACAGCTCTTCTTCCAACAGAAGATTTACCATGGGCATTCCCTATGCAGCCGATCAACTCTGCTGCGATGAATGGTATTGGTTATTCACCAGTAGGTCCAGTTCCAGGTACTTGGGTAATTATTGCATTCCAAGACGAAGCAAAACAATTCCCTATTATGATGGGTACTATTGGTGGAGTGCCACAAGAAAGTTTATATGGGCAGATTGATATTGATGATGGTAATATCAATCTTACACCAAAAGATGAATCAGTAGTAGCTGAATTAAGAACAGTTCCAAGAACTATTGGTGGTACTAATCAATTAACATTCTACGATCCAAATGGGCAAATAACAGACTTCACATCAAAACTAGCAGAAAAGATGAGAGTCTTTGGCGCTGGTGTTGAACAAGAAACTTTAATTGAACAGATTGTCTCTCGTGATACAATTAGAATCAATAAAACTTATGGTGGTAACGGTGAGAACATTATTACCATCAAAGTCGCACCAACAAACTTAGATGCAGTAAAAGAAAGTAGATCTGGTCAAGAGGAAACACTTAATACTAGTGGGTCTACGACTAACATTACCACCAACAACAATACTGTAAATAGAACACCAGCGCAAAGCGCAAATACTACTACCGCAACAAATACTGCGCCATCTACCACACCAGCAGAAGCGCCAGCTTCCTCTCCTGTTAATGACGCTATTCCTACAGTACCACCTAAGAAATATCAGAAAAACTTAGCAGTACAAACAGCTTCTATTAAAGCAATGATTGCTGCTTGCGATAAAGTTGGATTGACATCAAAGGCGCAAAAGTGCGCTTTACTGGGTATTGCTGGTGGCGAATCAACATGGCAACCATTATTTGAAAACACATCTTACAGCGAAAGTCGTTTTAGACAAATTTTCCCAGGAATTACAAATAAGCGTCCAGAAGAAGAATGGAAAAAGTATATCAATTGGTCTGCCGATAGACAAGGAAGAGAAGGATTCTTCAGTTATATTTACGGTCCAACAACACGTGGTAAAGGATTCTTTGATCACGTTAACGATGCAGAAGGTGGTAAATATTACGGACGAGGTTATATTCAATTAACAGGTAAGTCTAACTACATTAGATACAATAATCTTGCTAAGAAATTTGGCTTGAACATTGACATTGTTAATAATCCTGATTCTCTTAATGCAGACCTTAATGTTTGTGCTATCGTTGCTGCGCTATATTTGGTTGATCGTGTTCCTAAGAAAACACCTAACGATGCAAGATATTTTGAAGTAGCAAAAAGAGCAGTTGGTATTAACTCGCCAGACATTGGCGCTAGAAAAAAAGAATTCTTTGAATATTTCTATGGCGAAAAATCGCAAAGCGTAGCTGATAAACAAGCATTACCTACAGTCGATCCTGTTACTAATGGACCAGCTGCATCAGAAGCATCAGCTGGCACCGATTCTGCTGGTACAGTAATCCCTTCTCCTTCTGCAGCTGAAAGTAAGTTTGGTTTTAGAGATCCTAATGGAAAATATCCTTTGGGGAATTTATTAAATGAACCTGACACTAATAGACTAGCAAGAGGTGTTTTTAAAGGCACTGTTATTGAAGTAAAAGATGGTCTAAGAGCATTGCAAGTACCAACAGCAAACGGAGCATCATGGGATCAACCAGAAGCGCCATATGGTGGACAATATCCTTACAACAAAGTTTTTGAAACAGAATCTGGACACGTCATGGAGTGGGATGACACTCCAGGAAACGAACGACTAACATCTTTCCATAGAGCAGGAACATACTCAGACATTGATGCTGATGGTACACGTGTCGATTATATTAATGGCGACAGTTATACTGTTATGTCTAAAAACGGCAATCTCTTTGTTTGGGGTACTTGTAATTTAACAGTCGGTGGGCAAGTAAACATTCTATGTCAATCAGACGCAAACATTAAAGTAGAAGGTAATGCTGAAGCCATATTTGGTGGCAACTTAGATTTTGGTGTTGCTAGAAACTTGAACATGGCAGTTGGTTCTGACTTCTCGCTTAAAGTTGGAGGTAACTTAGATATTGATGTTGGTGGAAGTGCCTCTGCTGCTGTTAAAGGTAATCTTGGTATAGCAGTTACTGAATTGACTGACATTAAATCTACAGGAAGTGTA